CCACCACCATCTCCACCTCCGGACTGTGCCGCAGTTTGCTCGACAGCAACGTTAACGATTGTCTTGATGTCGTTGAGACTGGCTTTCCACGCGTTAATTCCACATGGGTACAGGTTGACGTTACCAAACTTGGTTTGCGCAAACATCACGTTGCTGTTATCTGTCTGAACGACAAGTTCTCCACCCTCAATGGTAATCTCCTGATTGCCGTTAGCGTTGATAGCCGTTCCATTGCCAAGGCCTGCTCCGCCAGCCCCACCACCACTACCAACACCACTTGTGTCGCCCGAGGAGATGATGGCGTACGCCTTCTCGTAGCGGGTCTTGTACTGGCCAAGGACCCCGTCTGCGAGGATGGCTGCGTACATGGCGCGTAACCCCATACCCCCTCCCCCGCGCATGAGTACCCGCAGCGCTTGTCGCGGGCTCTGGTGGTATGCGCACGCCCACAGGATGAACGCGTCGGTGTTGTTGTTGTAGTCGAGACCGTACTGTGTCGCGGTCGCAGTGTATCCTTCGATGTCTTTTACGAGGAGGGCGTCCTGGGTTGCGCTGTTGGCTTTGAGGCACTCTCTCAGGGACACGTCATAGGCGCGTGAGAGGTAGAACGTGTTCCACCAGGGGTCGCTCGCAGTGTGGCGAGAGAGCCCGTTAATATCGAGGGTGCTCCCGTTCATTTTCTGCTGCCACTGCTGCGTGTTACGGATAGAGTGCAGCAGTCCTGCGGCGCGTGTCCCAAACCACTGTGCGATTCCTACGGTGATCGGGTCGTTGTAATTAATTGCACCATAATCCATGTTGGACTCAACGGTACCAATTACTTTAATAGCAACTTTCTTATGCTGCTCATCCCATGCCATAAGTGAACCTCCCGCTACAAGTGTAGCAGGAGGCTCACTCGGCTATATCACCACACCCCCCACTGGGAGAACAGGTATATCGAAGTTCCGACAGGCAGGGGATCGGCCGACACCAGCTGTCCAGCAGTGTTTACATAGAATGTCTTCCACTCGCGATTAGGCGTCATTCCCTGGAAGTACTGGTTCGAGTAAGGGGTCGCCCATCTGGGGATGGACCAGATCGGGTGGTCGGCCCCTAGGGCAGCAATAACTTCAAACCATCCGCGTATGTAGGCGTTCGTGTGCTCCCGCTTGACGCGCAGGGTCATAGTTGATTTCTTGAGCCCGTTAGCGTCCTCGCCCCACGGAGAGAGGTCGCGCCATCCATAGTCGTTCCAGGAGGTTCCTCCTCGCAGCCAGCCGAGCGCGTACCGTTTGGCTTGCTGGTAGCCGTCGTCGGTGAGATGAACCTCATCGTTGCCTCGGATCACGCTATTGTCGCCGTGGAACCAGGACAGAGACCCCTCACAAATGGCAGGAGAGAGTTTATTGAACGCCCACATGAACTCACTGGTGCGCGCCTGGATCGACTCACTCATCTTACCCGAGTTGAGACTGCTGTCATTCCAGATTACTGGGATGCAGTATACCTTGGCATTTGGCCAGTACGTCTCAATCATCCCCGCGCACACCTCGGCCATCTGCTGGACGTTGTGCATGGCGCGTATGTCGTTGAGCATGTCGATGATGAATACTCCTCCAACCCGCTGATTGTTGTCGCCAAGCGCCCGGTACGCGTTCTGGATCTGAGTGTCGAAACGAGCACCCTGTGCACTGGTGAAGGCACCACCACCAATGCCGTAGTTGTGCGCCCTCTTGAATCCGTACTCAGTCGCTAGCTGAGTTGCCCACCTGCCTCCGTCAGTCTTGACGTTCGAGGAGCCGATGATAACGGCCTGATCATACTTAGCAACTCGCTGAAACTCACTATTCAGATACGTCTGGCTGTAGTAGGTGCTGGGGAGCGCAGCGATCTGGTCATCAATCTTCTTGTTGGCAGCGTCGATCCGCCCCTCCATCTTCTCGGTCAGGTTGATGGTCGCCATGTACTGTGTCCGGCCATCCATCATCTGGGCGCCAACAAAGGCGTTGTCAAGGTTGTAACGAGACGACCTGGAAGGTGTTAGGGCAACTGCGATGAGGCGGCTCTTAAACGCCTCGATCGTATCGAGCGTGTCTTTACGCTTCGCCTCAATATCTTTGTTCCAACCATCATGAGTCTTTTCCATCTCCGCAATGAACGTTGTAACTTTCTCGTTCATGCTGGCGATGATCTTCTTCTGCTCCTCGCCGAACTCACCAACATAGTCGATCGTCTCAGAGACGGCACTGCGGATCCGCTCCAGGACCTCCAGGTACGTGAGTCCGTCGCGATAGGTGAAGGGCGTAACGTTATTGACGCGTGAGTCCTGGATCCGCCACATCGCACGGTCAATAGAGTTGATGATGTCGTTAATATTAGGCATAGTAACCTCCATAAAGTGGTGAGTGTGTAAGGGGTCTGTCAACATCCCACACGCCAAGGAAGAGATCCCGTAACTCCTCAATGACAAAATTGTCTACATTAACAAGTGTACCCCGGTACTGGGCGATCATCTGAGCCTTGCTCCCGCGCTGGGAGGAGTCGCTGCTCTGGTTGTTGTCGTAGTGGCTACGAGAGTTTGTGGAGCCCGCGGAGGTAGACGACGACTTGTTGCTGTTCTCGCTGGTTGCATCGGACAGTGACGACGCGTAGTCCGCATTGCCTGCCAGTCGGGTCTGCGGGGTGTCCGAGGCCACGGTCCGGCCCTTGCTGCTACCAGATCCCGTCCCGTTGCTGGAACTCGTGTTGGTGCCGTCGTTGCTGGAGTCGCCCCACTGCCGCGTCCTGCTGGACGCCGTGCCACCGTCGAGCGGGTCAGTATTCTGCAGTTCAGCCAGGTACATGCGGTTGTATCGGGGCATGATGAGGTCCATCTTGAGTTCAAGGCGCCAGATGAAGATATCGATCGTCTCGTGCCCGATCTCGTTGAGCCAGAACTCTCGTTTAATGCGCGAGTTCAGTTTCTCCCGGTACGACTCATCGAAGATCTCATAGTTGTCGAGCCCCCAGTGCCCCTTGGTGATCCGGTCAACATCCTTAAGCCTGAGCGTGTGCGTCGGCATCGTCCCCTCCTAGCTGTGTCATGTTCTGCGTAGCAAGCACGTCATTCAGGTCCGGGGTCGCGTTGTCGTCCACGGCCCAGGTGCAGGAGACGTTGAGCCCAAACCTGGCGTTGATCTGCTCGCACGCGAGTTCGCGTGGCTTCATGAACTGCTCCCTGGACGCGAGCACCTGCCCGCTGTTGGCCGAGGCCTCCTCGACAACCATACGCTCACGCTTCTCGCTGTTGACGTTCATGATGCCGAGCATCGTGAGCGCCTCGCCCCAGATCTTTGCCTTGGACTCCATGTGCTTGATCGACGAGACCGCGCCCGCACCGGCGTTCTGGTTGAGTGGGAAGACGCCGATCGTGCTAGCGAGGTTGTCCATGGCAATGCTCTCGGTCCCCCACACGACAGGCTCGCCGTCGTAGATCTTGGAGATGACGTTGGTGATGGTCTGCCTCTGGTCGTTGCTGCACGCGACGATCATGGGGTTGCGCTCGTTGAGCAGGTCGATCTCAATGGTCCTGTCTACGAGAGCAAGTCGCTCGGAGTAGATGCGGACGATGTCGAGGTCGCTGATGCGGGTCTGGTTGCCCCAGATGGTTACACAGTCGTTGGCGGCCACCTCTCGGGAGTAGACGCCGTTGCGTGTGACAACATACTTAACGGGGTTGTCCTGGATGTCGAGCATGCCCGTTGGTGTGGCGGGCATGGACATAAACAGTTCCAGGAGGGTGTCGAAGTAGAAGACGCTGAAGCCGTTACTGAAAATGGTTTTCTCAATAAATCGGGGGTCAATGTCGTTCGGTAGCCCCTCCCACGTAAACCGTGACATGCACTTCCCCATTAGCTGGCGAAAATACATGTTCTGTAGGACCATCTGCCGGTTCTCTGCGCTACTTGAAACTAGAGCCCCAGGTTTCCCGTAAAACTCGCGAGAAACAAAGTCATTGTTTTTACTCACTTAACTTCACCTTTACGCTCGTGTCGATCCGGTTCTCCCTGACACTCGTCCTACCAATATTGAACGGCTGCTTCCACACGGTAACCCCCTTCTCGAAGATGCCCCTAATTGTACCCTTAAAGGCTTCAGGCATGTTTGCGCGCACCAGATAGCACTCAGACATCTTCCAGTACGTAAAGTGCGACATCAAGGAGAGTTTAGACATACTTACCCAGACGTTCATATTGTAGCCATAACGAAGCCAGAAGTCCCCAATACGCCGCATCGAGTTAAACGACAGCATGCGAACGCGACAATCCAGCGACATCTGATAGGCAACCATAGGGGTAACAGTCCCCGCGGTCTGCCCCACAACTGACGGTGGAATCACCTGCATGTCCTGAACCTGAGCGTTGACAGACGCAATCGCGTTCTCATAGTCACCGTTAGCAGAGAACTGAGCCAACTCATAGTTCGTGTCCCGCACAGCACGCTGCTGCTGCTGACTGATCTGCGACTGCCCCGACACCAGCTGATTCTGAATATGCGCCTGCGACTGTGCCTGACTGTTGCTGATCATGGCGTTCACCTGAGAGGTGGCCGCCTGCCCGAGCCCCTGCCCGACAGCCTGGGCGTTCAGGCCCACCACACCACCCAGGGCGGTCATCCCGCCCTGCACGGCAGACACCGTGGCACGCATGTTGTTGTAACGGGACTGTGAGTCCGCGTTCGCGCTGTTGCCCCACATCGAGTTCTCGGCGCCCGCCTGCGTGGCGGCAATCCCCGCGTTAGCAATGTCCCGACTAGCGGTCGCTGCGCGCTGCGCACGCTGCTGCGCCCACTTCGCCCCATTGTACTGCTGGGCAATCGTGTGGGCATTAGAAGCGAGATTGTTGAGCGCACTATTATTGAGCACGGCAAAAGTGGGTAGACTCTGGTACCCCGTAGCAACGTCTAGCTCTTCGCCAGTCTGCTGCGTCCAGGTGGAGGCATCCACATCAATCACGTCGGCTCGGGGATGCCTGTTCAACCAGTTTGGGGAGAAGAGAATCTGGGGCATTGGCGGTGCGAGGTGCACCCACGCAGTAAACCCAATATCATCACTCGCCAACGACTCAGGACGGACCTCGATCGGGTTGCCCGTGTATGTCGTAAACTGAAGAATCGTGTACGGTGCCGTACAGAACTTCTTCAACTCAGAGTACTCGGGTAGCACCAGACGCATAAGATTTTCGCGGAAGTTCTCCCTAGTAATCCAGTAGCCACGCTTGTTCTCAACTCCAGGATTCGTCAACGCCCACCACGACGCGCTCCCCAGCTGCACCTTGCGAGAACCGTCCCCCTTAAGCATCCCCTTGGGAACCAGGGTTACAGACCCAATCCCCTGAGCAATCCAAGGATAATCCGCAAGATATTTCATCCCCGCAGCAAACCCAGATGCATCAGCCCACCAGATATCCACAGAGTTAGGGAGGCCTTCCATATCAGACCCGTCAGCCATAATCATTGACGGAGACGTGCGGGACCCGTAAGGGGCATCGAGTTTGATGGTCGAGGTAATAATAACGTCATACTTCTTGTTCTGGATGTCACCGAGAACTTTGCGATAGTTGCGAGCAACCATGTGCTCACCACCAAGATCAAGACCCTCAGGAACAGTCAACCAAGTACGACCGTGATCATCGAAGGAGTCAGTAGCAGCAATGCCCATATGGCCCCGCTCGAGAAAGCCCCGACCAAATTCAACCCGGTCATAGTAAGTAGTCCACACATCAAGTTGCAGCACAAGTTGCGTAGTGCCGGGATTGAGATACTGCACATCTGTAATGAAATAGAAAAATACGGTTGGCTGATAGTCGGCTGTAAACGCCGATGACGGTCGCCCAGGATTCGTCACCATCACATAGTTGAACTGCACAGCACGCGAAAAAGGCGTTGGAACCCTGATCGGTCGCCCCTGAGCCAGGTATGTCATTGAGTCTAGGCGCACCGACTGAGAGTGCTCAAACGACTCCACATAGTCTTTAGGCGACCCGTAGCGAGTCCAGTCAATAATGTCACGATAGGTGTTGTCGAACGGAACGTTAACCATCCTAAGAACAGACCCTGCAGACCACACCGAGTAGTCAAACGAAAGCCCTGCCCCGGTCTCGGGAGGCATCTCATTAATCTGACTCAACACTTTCTCCTCTCAACCATAAAGCCCCACCATCCCATTTGGGATAGTGGGGCGGTTATGGCCCAGTGTATCAGGACACTGTGACGGTGGTCGAGGCCGTCAGCTGCTTGTTGCCGTCAGCGCCAGGATTGTCGACAGTAACCTTCACAGCGATCTCAGTACCCTTCACCTCGTCGTCACCAATAACCAGAGTGTTGTTGAAGACGCGGGTCTTCTTGGACTTCTGCCCACTGATCGACCAGCCGATAGCCGGGTGAATGCCCTCAGCAAGCGGAGTCTTCCAGTCAATATCCAGGGAGCGCAGTTCGCCAGGCTTCGGCGTCACACTGTGCTTACCGTCCTGTGTACCAACCTTGATGCCCTGGATCTCAGCGGCCTTAGCCGTCTGAACCACGATCTTCGTCTCAGGCTTGGTGCCAAAAGCGATCGCAGGAGTGAACGGGGACAGGCTCAGGATCGAGTGGTGGTGCAGCCAGTAGTTGTTGTACAGACCGTCAGGGTTCTCCATAGAGCGGTTCTCCACGAACACGTCCTTGATGAGGAAGAACTCCTTCGTCGTCAGGATCGCAGAGATACCGTCTAGCTGAAGGCTCTCGTTCGGGACCGTGACAACGTGCGACGGCATGCCCGCACGCTCCTGGTTGAAGGCAGCCGCCAGAGAGGTGACGTTAATGTTCGCCTGGAACTCTGGAGTCGCGATGATAACCAGGTTCTCCGGCTTGGCGAACGACGGCACGCCCTGACTGTTGTACGCCCGCGTCGGGTACATCATCTTGTTGGCCGCAACCTGAAGCGCCTTGATCGCGCTATCAGTCTGATCCTTGTTGGAGACCAGGGTATTCAGGTCAGGGATCTGCACGTGGAAGAACCCGTGCGTGTTCTCGTACTCACGAATCAGGGAGCACATCTCCAGGAACTCTGACCACTCGTCAGAGGTGGAGACGGCCGCCATCATCCCGGACACGAGGTTCGACAGGCCCTGCTCGTTGAGGAACGCCCTGCGCAACTCAATCTCGTTGATGGAGATCTTGAACTTCTCGCGCCTGTTCGTGGTATGGAAGGCGGAGTAGGAACGGGCTCGAGCCTGACCGAAGATGTCCTTCTCAAGCGAGTCCCGGTTGGGGTCGTAGAGAGTAGGCTTCACCATATCGAGGTGAACCTCCTCGATCGTGTCGGCAAAGTCCATGAACCCCTGCTTGAACACCGCAAGAGGGTTCTTCCAGACCATGTCACGCACGATCGTGGACCCGATACGGTTGACGAGCGAGTCCATGAAGAGGTTGCGGGTGATGTTGTCCGACATGATGTTGGACAGTGTGTTGTGGATGTTGGCCTTGGTTGCCTCTGGCACCATCTCCTGGTACTCGCGGCGAGCGTCTGATCGAATAGCGTTGGCAATATCAACGTTATTGAGGCCATCGCGAAGATTAGGCATAATATGTTTCCTTACTTAAAGAGGTCGTTAATTGACTTAGGCTTCCAGTTCCCGTCAGGAACCTTGCTGTCGCCCTTTGAGTTGTCTGTAGCGAAAAGCCCTCCTAGCCCCGAAAGTGACTTGCCAAGAGATCCAACATCCTTCAGGGTCTGCTTAGCGTCATCTAGATCCTTACTATTGTAACCCATCTTGTCAGCCAGGAGCCCGCCAGTATCCTTCACGGCGGCCCCAGCAGTCTTCAGTCCCTCAAGACCAACCTCCCCAACGCCTCCCATTACGGCCTTGGCGTCATCCACGTCCTTCTGAATTGCGC